CCTTCGGCTTCGGCGTATTTTTCAAGCCAGTAGCCCCCGCCGAGCAGATGTGTCTCTCCGGTGATCTCGGCTGCTCTTGCCCGGCAGCTCATGAACTCCATAATGATCATGAAGATCACGAGCACGATCAGGATCTTCGTCAGCTTTATGATCTCGCGTTCTTCTCTCATGTTATCCTCCCGCAATTTTCTTTCGTTCCAGGTCTGCATAATAGTCGTTGTCATGATCACGCTGCGGGAAGCTGTTGAACATACCGGCCTTCCTTGGTGCCGATGTCCCTGAGTCGTTCAGATATGTCTCGAACTTTGTGCTGAAGAGTGTCTCTGGTCTGAGATACTGGTCCATCTTCGGATCGCCCTTCCATGCTGCGACCTTGTTGTCGATCACCTTCTTGAATTCATCCACCGTATAGCCTTCCTTCAGCCGTGCGATAATATGATCACGCTGAGCTTTGCTTCTGCCTGTGTAGTTTTTCCCGGTCTTATCGTTCAGATATCTGAATATCTCCTCGACCGAATCGACATATATATTCTTTATTTCTTTATTATTCTTTATATTCTTATGTTGTGGCGAGTCAGCGTCCTTGTCAGTGTCCTGCGCTGTGTCCTTGTCAGTGTCCTTGACATTGTCGCAGTCGTTCTGATAAAATGCGTAGTTTACTATGCTTAGAAGTGTCCGCCTTGCGTCCTTGTCAACGGTGATCATTCCGTCCGATTCGAACATGCTCAGTGTCTTGCTCACTTTTTCCTTCGAGCACTTCCATCTGTCTGCGAGCTTCCGGATGCTTGTGATGATCTGGCCAGCCTCGACCGTCATCAGCTTGCCGTCGAACAGGATCTTCTTCTGCTTGTAGTTGACCGAGAGCAGAAGATCGAGCCACGCCTTCAGGACGAACGAGTCTTCCCACAACCAATGCTCCTTGATTGATTTATGAAGTTTGATCCATCCGTTCACTTTATACCTCCCGGATCTTGATCCCATGTACCCAGAGCATGAGTTTTCTTTTGATGATGTATTCTTTCGTCCTGAAGCCCTTCGTATCTTCCACGACTGTCTCGCCTGTCACGAGATCGTGATATACGAAGTCGGCCTTGTATGAGCATTCGTGTTCTATGATCTTGCCGGGCTTCTTCCCTCCTCTGGGACCGATCGTGTCCGGTTCCCTCTGCGCTGGTATCAAGATATACTTCACTTGCATCCGCAGGTCGGTGATCTTCCCGGCACGCTCGAGCATTGCCAGCTCACCGTATCTCCTCCACTCCTTTTTCGAATCAAAACCGGCGATCTTCTTGGCATTGTATTTCGTACCGTTTCTTTTCCAGTACATTGTCACACCTCCTTCGGAGCTCGCCCTGCCGTACGGAGACGAGCCCCGATCCAAAGTCCTGAGCCGTAGTTTGTCCGGCTGTGAAAATCGAAGCAGCGGTATCATTTCGGGCATCTCAGGCTATTTATAGAAACTCTTATTCGCGGCCATGTGCAGTGTATTGTGATATACTTTATTCCATGCTCCTGAAAGAGAGTCTCAGTTCGCAGGTTTCTCCGCTCGTCTCTGCTCCGCTTTTTCGACTGCTGCCTTCCAGTTCGTGTTGAGCTGTGTGAGCTGCTTGACGGTCAGATCTCTGAGCTTCTCCACCTTGTACCACTCACAGATCAACTCCGCCGGTACCTTGTCGGCGATGCATCGCTCAACCAGCGCTCTGGCTTCGTCAGTAGTGATATGCGCGTTCTCGTCCTTCTTTTTGACCTCATGGCACTCCGCATCGGGATCTTGCATCTCCTCGGTCGGAATGCAGAATACTTGGAAGCATGCATACTTGAATGCGATGCTCATGGCCTTGTTCGTTGCCTTGTCTCCGGAGTCCATTCCCTCTCCGATCACGACCGCCGAGACGTTCGATCCGTCCTCGGCATAGAATGTATACTTGATCTTGCATATGGAGTATAAAAGCGTGCCGCCTCGTGCGCTCTGTCTTTCCTCTCGTGTCTGCTCGAGGATCTCCGGCACCACGAAGCATTTATTCTTAGCCAGCGCCGGTGCGAGTGCGTTCATGACGGCATCTATGCCCCTGAACATGAAGCCCTGCTGCTGGTTCTTGCTGGTCTTGCCGACCGCTCCGATGTCGGCCATGACCGCCGTGATGGTTTCAAATATGTTCATTGATCGCTCCTTCTCCGAAGACGACTTCTCGGATTCTTTTGTAAGCTCTTTTTTGCTCTTCGAGTTTGACGTAGTCATTTGAATCACTCTCCCATATCATTTCGCAGTCTCTGATGATCTTCTCGATCTTCCTCATCTGTTCGAACATTTCCGCCAGCATGTTCACACCACCTTCACATCGAAGGACCCTGCGGTCTCTTCGGTCTGTACGAACTCGAGTTTCTCCCCTGTGGCCATGTCGACCACTCCGTCCTCGGTGATCGTGAGGTTCTTCTTGAATTCTCCCCATGCAGGCTTCTTGATCGTCTCGATAAACTCCGGCTGATTCGCTTCAAGATATTCAAGCAGCGCCTGACTCCCGATCTCGTCTTCGGGCTTCACAATCTTGACCTGCGGCTTCTTGAATACCAGAGACCCGGAGAGCAGTTTGTAGCTCTGCTGTGTCTTTGTTTCCTTCTTCTCGACCGTCTCAAAATATTTGAATAACAGGCTTTTCAGGTATCCCGTCTCTGATTCGAGATGGTCGCTCAGTTCCTCGGCCTTCTTGTTGAGCTCTTCCCGCTCGGCCTGGATCAGCTCCATGAGCCTGTTGTATTCTGCCTCTGCTGCCTTGATTTTCTTTATTGCCCATTCTGCCGACTTGTCGTCCGTGATCTGGAACTCTTCTCTTGTCTCAATATCCATGTTCTGTCCTCTCCTTTTCGAATCTTTCTGCCTGGTCTTCCTCACAGACCGCTGCTATGTGTCCGTTACCGGTAATTACTACGAAGCCGAGTGAGTTGAGTTTCATCAGCTCGTCTATTATCAATTCATCAAGTGTACTGCTCATGTTTTTTCCTCCTATGCCGGATATTTTTTCATCCACTTTTCAAGTTCCTTAATGTCGATCTGTATGTTGCCGCACTTCACCGGCTGGAAGGCAAACCTCTGTCCTTTTGCATGGCACATTTCCCTGAGTCTTTTGGGCTTGATTGACATGATCTGCGCGGCCTCGTTCACCGTGTAGTATTTCTTATCCATGCCGGTTCCTCCTTTTCCAGTCTGAATGTCTGCTGACCGCCCTTGCCTGTCCTGATCATGCTCTCCCACCTTTTGCGCAGTTCTTCGCTCTCGGCGATGCAGTCGCATTTCTCGCCCGGATCAAGGTGCGCTCCGCAGTGTTCGCATATGTATGACATGTCAGCCCTCCATTGTGTACGTCGTGAAGTGAGTCGTCTGTCCGAATCTGTTCTTGCCTTTTGTCTGCTTAGATGTGATCACGAAGCCCTCCGATCTCAGATCCCATATCCTTGCCCCGAGTCGTCTGATCGCATACATGCGGTAGGCGTCCAGATCGGTGATGCTGCCGTGCTTTTTGAGATGCTCCAGAATTTTCTCTTTCTGCGTCATTGCATTTCCTTTCCGCAAGTGATATACTTGCATTGTCTAATAGTTTTTTTCATTTGTCTGCTGTACCGCGCCAACGGTCAGCAGGCTTTTTTTAATGCTCTCCATGCGTTTCGTGAAATAGAGGATCATGTTGGCCTTAATCACCAGCGCAAGCATTACAATCATAATTAAAAGGATTTCAGTCATATTTTCCCTCATTTTCCTTTCAATTCTGCAACATCAATCTGAAAAAAAATTGCGCCTATCTCCTCATAGGTCAAATTTAGGAAGTCCGCCAATATTCCTATGTATTCATAGGTCGGCTTGCGTTCCCCTGATAAATAAGCCGCAATCGTCATTCTGTTGATGCCGGTCTTTTCCGAGAGCTGACCGTAAGTGTCACAATCAGCGTCTATCATTGCTTTTTTTAGTGCCTTTGAGTCTATCGACCTCATTCTTGTCCCTCCTTTCTTAGTCTTGCATATTTCTTGCATGATTAAAATGTATCACTATTGTAATAAAATTGCAAGGGATATTTTTAAATTTTCTATCATGATTGTAAACTTTTCTTGAATACTGACGAAATATGTTATACAATGACATTGTATCCATCGGAGGTGTGATATGAGAATAAACAGTGATTTATTAAGACAATTAAGAATTGACCATGGCTTGTCTTTGAAGGCGGCTGCCGCGCGTCTGGATATATCTGAAGCGACGCTTTCGCGATATGAATGCGGACAGATCAATCGTCCGGCTCCGGACGTTTTGATTGCATGTTCAAAACTGTACCGGATTCCTCTCAATGTATTATATGATGAGCCTGAGCCCGAATGGGTTTCAGCATTGCAAGAAGCCGGGTTCAAAGATCCCAGAGTGGCGAATTTCATTCAATATCTTAATGAGCAGGCTGAAAAAGAGATAAACAATGAAAACTTTTTTCTGGCTGATGAGGAAAAGGAACTGATCATTGCTTACAGAGAAGCCGACGAAAAGACACGCAATCTCGTTCAGTTTGCCCTTGGTCTGAATAAAAAAGAGGAGGATTGATCATATGTTAGGCTTAACTCAAGAAAACACCAGCCCGAAAAGCGACACGATATGTCTCATTCTCACGCTGGGCTTGAGCAGATTCGCCGCAGAGCGTTTCTATGTCGGCAGGATCGGCGGAGCGTTCGTTCAGATCCTTACGAGTAACATTGATGTTATCCTGTTCTTCGTGACCAGATTCGTTTCAATATCTGCTCCCACGCATCTTATTTTGAGCATTATCGGATATGCGGCCTTGTTTCTGTGGAAGGTGCTCGACATACTTATGATCGTAAATAACTCTTTTACTGACGGCAAGGGCCGAGTCGTATGTAGTAGAGCGATCCGTGAGGAGAACGGCGTGATCGAAGACCGAAGAGGCTTCAAGTTGAATCTGTTCTTGTGCATCGTTTACTGCGTCCTCTATCTTGTGGCTCGATTCCTGCTCCGTGAAGTGACGAAGTTGTTATGATGGGAGGTTATTATGGCAAGATTTAAGAAAAACGCCCGAGGCTATTATCAGACCGGAGTCACGCTTGGCTATGATGAGCGCGGCCGCGTCAAGAGGAAGTGGCTGTATGCGAAGACGATCGCAGAGCTGGAGGAGAAGATCGCCGAGGTCAAAGGTGAGATCAAGTCCGGCACCAACGTGCTCGATGCCGACACGCTTTTCGGTGATTATGCGCGGAAGTGGTTCGAGACCTACAAAGCCAATCGCGGCACAAATACCCGGCAGATGTATGATCATCTGCTCAGGAAGCAGCTCGCTCCGCTCGATTATATGAAGATCAAGGACATCCGTCCGATGCACCTTCAAGAATTGATAAACGATAACAGTGATCTGGCAAGGACCTGCGAACAGATCCGCATGACTCTTCGGCAGATATTTGCGCAGGCGATCGCTGATGATCTTGTTGTCAAGAACCCTGCTGCCGCCTTGGAGCTTCCCAGACATATCAAGCAGGAGAAGCGAGCACTCACTCAGGAAGAGAAGGCAGCACTCAAGGCAGCAGATCTGACAGAGCGAGAGCGTGCTTTCATCATGATCGCATATGGCTGTGGCCTGCGTCCGGGAGAGATATATGCGCTCACTTGGGAAGACATCGACCTGAAGGAAGGCACGATCCGCGTCAGCAAGTCGGTCGTTTTCAAGAATAACAAGCCGGAGCTGTCATTCCCCAAGACAAACAAGTCCATCCGTACCATTGAGGCACCGAAGATCGTCCTTGACGCGCTCAGGGCATACAGAGCGACAAGTATCGCACCGAAGCTGTTCTATAACAAAGAAGGCGATTATCGCGGCAAGACTGGGTATATCGGAGAGTGGGAGAGAATAAAGAAAAAGATTGAAGCCGTACTCGGTCACGAGACGGATCTGACGATGTACTGCTTCCGTCATAACTATTGCAGCGAATTATATTATAGTGAGGTAAGTCTGAAGGAAGCCCAGCGCCTTCTCGGTCATGCGTCTTATAAGATGATCATGGACGTATATGCCCATCTCGATGCGAAAAAGGAAGACACGAGAGCAAAGCTCAACGCGATCGACTTTTGATTCTGATGTTGTACAAATGTTGTACATGTTTCTCCAAAAAGCGCCGAAGCCCTTGAAAATAGCGAGTAAAAATATAATGACCATTTGACTTTTAATCAAGTTGTCTCGGGTTCGAGTCCCGAGTGGCTCAGGATAAAAAAATAGCGGAAAAGCCAGTATTTATGCGGCTCTCCGCTATTTTTATTTTGTTCCGTTTTGTGCCGTTTTTGTCCGTTTTTGCTGTTGTACATGTGTTGTACATGACCTTTTTTTCGTCTGATGTTGTACAAAATGTTGTACAAATTTCCGCTCGAACCATGCCTCTGATCGGGAGCACGGATCTGCCTCGAAGCATGCCTCCGCAGCGTCAAAAATAAAAGTATTCTCCATTGTTCACCTCAAATGGCGCACCCGGTCAAGAGTGCGCCGTAGTTTTTATCTGCCTCTGTACGAGCCGCCGTTCATACCGTCGTCATATGATTCGTCGTTATATGATCCCCTGCGGCTTTCGGAAGAATATCTCCCCATGCTGTCACGCATGGCATTGCTTCCGCGACCACGACCGGGACCGTATGAGCCTCCGTCATCATATGCACCGCCGCGATAATACATCATCGGATAGTGCTCAGAGTATCCGCCCTCCGAGTCCATAGCCTCAACGGTTGCAATGTCCTTCAGGGTATGTGCGATCGTGTCGGCCTGCGCAAGCGAAGCCGCGCTCAGCTCTCCCTTATTCTGGATGCGATCCAGCTCAGCATGAAGCATTTCTTTGAGTTCTCTGTATCTCTCCATAGCTTTTCTCCTTTCATGCGATTCTTGATACGGTCAGATTTGCATTCTGTACCAATATTGCCGGTGCCGGTGTTGTTGCCGGGGTAGCACTCTCCGATGTGTTCTCAACGCTGACATTGAAGCAGCACCCTTTCGGGACTGTAATGATTGCCGTTGATGTCACATTGAAGAAGTTGTTCTGTGTAGGCGGATCATCTGCTGTCGCCGCAGGAGTGACGATTGCCCTGCTCGTGAGCAAGGGTTCTCCGTCAAGTGCGAGCGCCACACTGATCGGCCCCACAGTCCCTCCGTCCGGGACCGCAATGTTGCCGTTGAATGTAACCTGATACCGCGCAAAGCAGTTGTTCGTTATGCCTCGGAGAGTTACAATTCCACTTTCGGGCCTGTGATACACATAGCCTTTCCCACAGGGAATGGTTGTTGATAAAACAACGGGCTGATTTGCATTCACAGTTTGCACGGGATTATAGGTAAACTCTGCCATGTCCGCACCTCCTTAGAATGACCCGCATCCGCATCCGCAGCCGTTATTGTTGCAGGTGAAGATGGGCGTTCTGCCATATACGGGAGTTGTAGGAACCGGGCAAGAATTAAGCCTGTTGTAGAGCTGGTCCACTTCGTTTGAGAAGCCCTGAGCAATGAAGGCGTTCTGAGCTACCTGAGAAGCCGCAAGATCTTTCATTGCGAGCTGCTGACGCAGAGCCGAGATCTCATCGTTCTTCGCGTCGATCTTGTCCTGGCAGAGCTGATCCTTAATGGACTGAATGCCGGAGTTGACAAGATTCAAGATGCTTTGTGTGTTCTGTGTGCTGTTTGCTCTGGTAGCGCACTCTTCGGCTGCGATCGTGTACTTCACGTCGTTAATGGCTGCACGGTTGTCACATCCCACTTCTGCGATCTGAGCCTGTATGCCGTTGAAGCCCTGAGCATTGGCCATCTGAGCCGCAAATGCGGTCTGCATGTTCGCGATCTGTCTTGCGTTTGCGCCCTGCTCTACGCCTGCGAAGCCATTTGCAAGAGCCATCTGCATGTCGCCACAGCATCCGCAAAGCTGTGTTGAGAGAGAATTGATACCATCGCGGACTGATGTGATGTTGTCGTTGATCATCGCATCGCGGAAGCCGTTGTTGGTGTTTGCGTTGATATTCTGCTGTCCGGTGAGTATCCAAGGAAAGTCATATCCTCCGCCAAAACCTCCGCCGAAGCCGCCGTTGCCCCAGCCACCGCCTGCAAAGAGAAGCAGAAGGATGATCCATCCCCAGTCTCCGCCGAAGCCGCCGCCAAAGCCGCCACCGTTTCCGCCTGCGTATGCAGGTGCTACGGGCATATAAAATCCATTGTTGCTACTTTCGTCAAGTGCCATTTGTTTTTCCTCCTATAATTTTTTTTAGGTCAGCGGCTCCTCACTTTTGAGGAGTCGGTTATATAAAAGCGCGCGCTGCTTTTATTTCATGAACATTTTCCGCATCTGCATGATATTATTTACCTGCTGCTGTGATATCTGCCCCGAGTTGAGCAGATGCTGAATGATCTCTTCCGGGCTTGCCGATATGTTGTCCGGTATGTTGAATTTCTGTCTGAGCATTTGAAGAGGATTTGCCTTTATCTGCTGAAGCATTGTCAGCATTTGATTATTCATCATCGACTTCTACCTCCCTGATCACCTTCTTCTTTGATTTAAGCATGGCAAGATCTTTTTTCAGTGTCTCTATCTGCTCCGTGAGCGGTCGTATTTCCTCTTTTAATAAGAAGATAGACAAATCTATGTCTTTATCTTTCGAGCCCGATTCCGGCGTTTCTGGCGCAGCCACGGCCTCTTCTTTGACCAATTTGTACTTCTCAAAAATAGAGCTCTCGAGTGGAGTCCTCCCCATCGCTTTCAGATAAAACTGAAAAGGTGCGGACTCGTCCTGAAATAGCTGGCTGTACCCCGGTGCAAGCGGGTAGGCCCTTGCAGTCTGCTCGTTTGGTATAGGCATGACCGCGCTCATTATAGATTGATTATTCTGCTGTGTTTGGAACTGCATCGGCTGATTGCCGAAGTTCGGCTGATACGCATTTGCGCTTGGATATGAGTTCATAAAGTTCATGTGTTCGCCTCCCAGTAGTATGCCGGTACCTCTGATCCTGAGTCCCATGCGTCATAGTAGTTGCCATCTATGACTGTGACCACATGGTTTCCGGTACCTATTACATAGACTCCCTTTGGATGATCGCGGCAGAAGTCGCTGACCGTATAGCAATCCGGGCAAGTGTTTTCGACTACACGTCGAGTGTATCCGAGATCTTTTAGAAAAAGTCCCCAGATGTCGTTTGCGTTCGGCAAATTGCCAAACATCCGACCGTAGTGCGTGAGCTCATCGTAAGCATCGTACCAGGACAGTCCCTCGGCAGCAGCTATCGCTCTGATTGCACAATCCCCGACTCTTTTCCCGTAAGGATTCGGATTGAATTCCTTCCACATAATATGTCTCCCTTCATGTTGATTATATTTTGACATAAAAAAAGAACCCCGACTTGCAGGGTTCTGATTAAAAAATCGCATAATATCTGTTGAGAAACTGTTAAATTTCTGTTGAAATAATCTGCGCGTCTTCCTTCTTGTCCCAGTATTCCACATCATTGTCTGTGATGGCAGCAGTCACGAAGGGCAGCTTCGAAATCAGGGTCTTGCCGTCCCCGAATTTGAATCTCGGGATGTCCATGTCGTTGTCGGTCCTATAATCAGAGACTGCGTACCATTTACCCTTCACAGATATCTTGTCGGGCATTTCTGCCCATTCCTTTGTTGTGTGAATCTCCGGGAAAAGAGGACACTTCTCGCATACATTACAGTCGCACTTCATCAGTCACACCTCCAGTTGAGCACTTTTGTGATCTTGGTTCTGACTCGCCGCATTATGACGGAGATCGTCGACTCTGAGACATTGAGCTGCATCGCAAGCTGTATATTTGTGCAGTCTTTTGCTTTCAGCTCAAAACATCGAGCCTCAGCTTCCGTGAAATTGCATTTTCTTCGGAACGTATCGAGTTCCGGTTCTGTAAAATCGCATATCCGCATGTGACCTCCTATTCATTCACTTCGGGCAGGCCTGCGAGTGATGTGAGCAGTGAGAGGATGCCCGCAAGACAGGAAGCCGAGAGCACGGCCACCCAGTTGACCTGACTCATGACTGCCGCTGTCCCGATCGTTGCGATCGCCGTCTGCGCTACGGTCTTGATTGCCCTGATGCCTGCTGCCTTCCACCATTCTTTAGAAAAAACCTTTTTCATAGTCATTCTCCCTTCTTTTCAGCAAGTTCGTTGATACGTTTCCATGCGGATTTGAGGCTTTCATCAAGTCTGATAATGTTTTCGGAATTGTGCCGCACATCCGACTTCAGACTCTTGATATCGTTCTTGATCTCGTTCGTATCGGAGCTGATTGATTCTAATTTTACGATCACAGTGGTCATGTCTGACTGCTCCCGCCGGTCATCTGCCTTCTGATTTCGGCGCATGTTCAGGATGCCGAAAAAGACCGCAAAAAAAGCCGATACCATAGAAATAATCAATGCAACTTCAACGCTCATACCTCATATATCCTCCATCTTCTCATATTATCGCCATAAAAATCCGAGTGCCGTTGCGGTCTTGGCTCCCACGATTCCATCAGCTTCTACTGATATGCCCTTCTGGAATGCCTTGACCGCCTCTTCACTCTTCTTCCCGAAGTCACCGTCGGCCGTCAGATCTGCGACCTTCAGCTCGGTCAGTCTGTACTGCAATGCCTTTACATCGTCCCCGGTCATGCCCTTCTTCAGTTCTCGTGTCATGTGGTACATTGTATTGACAACTACCGCTGTGTGATGTCCTGACCTGACAAGTATGTCACCGACCTTCAGTTTTTCCGCGCTCTTGGTGTAGTCGTTTGAAGTGTAGAGCTTGAAGAGTTTCGTGCTCTCGTAGGTCTTTTTCATGGTCGAGGTGTATGTCTCTCTCGGGATCGGAATACCTGCGTAGTTCGCGCAGACTGTCACCAGAGCGGAGCAGTCACATTCGACCTTCTTATCAACGCGGTCGCAGTCAAAATCGAGCTTTTTCACATCGTCGTAAAGCGTGTATCGGTGATCCTGGTTGTAGCCGATCAGTGGATTCTTGACCGCTTTTATCATGTCCTCTGCGATCAGCATCCGCTTGTATGCGTCCGTGCAACGTGCCACGAAGTCCCACTTTTCACCGCTGATATACCAATCACGAAAAAGGCACTCGCCCTTTGTGTTGTCAGCGTTCTGCTTTTGGTCACCGGGCTTGCCGCCGCGTGCGTTTCCATTTTCGTCACTGACTGCGTGCCCAAGAGTTACTTTGTAAACCGCCATTTTTATTCCTCCTTTTATGCTATACGTATTGCATAGCCAGTTAAAGCACAATCAATGGCTGCGATTGCCCATGTGGTAACTTTGCATGTTTGGGCTGCATCTATTGTGTTAAAAAGTGCCGTAAAGGTGGCACCTGTACCAACTAACTTGTTTGTCGAATCTATCCACGCACCAGTGCTGCCAATAAGTCCGTTCCCAGTCGTCCATGATGAGGAATATCCTTTGTTGGCAGATGATTGCAAATGAGTGATACTAAGACATATAAGAAATATACCGCCCTTTGGTACCGAAATATTAACACTGGTTGAACTCCCGCTTACTGTTGTGAATGTTGTATCATAAGTTGTGTACAATGGCGATAATTGTTCCGCTACGGTTGTTTCAATATAATTAGAATTCAATGTAAATGTTCCGCCACTTGCAATGGCCAATATACATTTGCAAAACGATCCGAATCTATAAAAAGATTCCCCCGCCGCATATGCGCGGCTTGCCGTTGTTCCGTCCTCTGTTGGTGCGATCGTTTTTATATTTGTAGTCCTATAATCTTTTGAAAACAGATATTCTTCAATTATTTCTCCGGATGGAGAATCTGATACACTTTCAAAACTGTTTAAAACAGCAATGTATTCATTGTCGTCAACGAAAATATTTATAGAGTTTGCTGTTGATAGTGCATAATGAAAATCTAAATATCCCTCTTGTAACGAACTATTATATGAATATCTTATTTTGTCGATGGATAAATTACTGTTTTCGTCTTGTTTTTCAATAATTGACGAAAAAATGGTTTTATTAAATACTCGTGCAACCGTGATTATATGTGTGGAAGATCCATTCGAACTGAATCCCTTGACTATCTTTATAATTTTACTCCAAGGAAAACTTCCCAGTGCTGCATTTGCCATTGTGGTTTTGGCAAATCTATACCATCCAACGGAGCTCACTGCGCCACCGCAAGAATGTTGTTGAAGAACTGGACTTACTCCTGAATCTGTCAAATTTCCTGTGCTGTCCAGCCCGGCAAGATTTCCAGTAATTGCTCCGTTTACTTTGTCAGCTTTGCCAGTCGCCGTGTCAGCAACCTGCTGCCAGTATGCGCCCTCGCTCGGTGTTACTCCGGTGCACGGCTGAATACATAGCCAAGAATTCCCATTATACGATACACAGTCCGCAGGCTCATAAGCCGTGCTTGCATTATAGGCTCCGCGCGGATTAATTGGACTCAGATTGCCGAACGCCTCAATATATCCTTCCATTGCCGCGCTCAGGGTCTCCAATTCGTCCGAATATCCTGCTGTCCCTCCGCCGAGACCGTCAAGGGTATCGTTGATCACGTTGAAGACGAAGCTGGCGGTCGACACGCGCTGCGTCGTGCTCTGGTAGAACTTTACATCCGCAACCACTACGCCCGGGACCGCAAATTCGTTGCCGAGGATCGTGTAAGAGTATGTCGGCCCCTGTCCGCTAAGCGCTGCCTCCACGCTCGTGCCGTTCGCACGATGGAAGGCGATCTTTGCGCTCGTGCCGGTCGGGTCCATTTCCGTGACCGCAATGTTGAATGTGATCCCCTTGTCCCCGCTCTTGAACGTATAGCCGGTCTTGACCGGTGTCGTGATGTTCGGATTCAAGTTGATGCTGTATGCTGAAGTCATGACTTGCTCCCTTCTTTGATTATATTTTCAAGGGCTTCCACCCTCGTGATCAGATCCTGAATGACCTTTGTCTGAATGGCGATCAGCTCCTCATATCTGAGGCCATAGTTGCCGTCTTCGTCTATGCAGAGGAATGCCAGGTCTTTGTTGTCAATTCCTGCCTCGCCTGCTGCCTCTTCGACTTCCTGCGCAATAAATCCGGTGTGTGTCCTCCCTGACTCGCCGTCTTTGAAAAGGAATGACACCGGACGGAGCTTCTTGAAGAAGTCAATGTATTTCTTCGCAATGTCCTTGATCGTCTTCTTCTTGCGCTTGTCTGAAGTCGAGATCGCCGTGCCGTTCTGGTAGAACTGCTTCGCATAGACGTTGTTATACTGGTATGATGACGATCCCAGATTGATCGCATTCGTATTTGACGGATAGACTGATCTGTTGGTAGTTCCGGAAGTCCATTTCAGTGCATAGTTGTATGTCGAGTCTTGCTTCCAGTCGCCGAAGATATTTGTAAATATACCGTCTTTTGAATATACTTCTTTCAGCTTTCTTGAACTGCTGCCAAGGCTGACCGTCTCGTTGGTCTTCGGAGTGATCGCCGTGTCGCTGCTCCATGTCAAGTATTCCTTGTTGCTTACAGAAGGATCACGGTGCCAGTCTCCCTTTAATTTTGAGGCATATACAGTGTTGATGTATCCTTCGTCGAACTTATAGGACGATGATCCGATGTCGAATGTGCCGTTGCCGTTCGGAACCAGCGCCTTGCTGCTGTTGAGCGTCAAGGTGTTACTTCCCTGAGTCAGTTTGTCAGTAGTGAGACTCGTGCTGATCGGCATGTATAACGTGTCCGCCACTGCCTGCGTCAGATATGATGCCGCATCGAGTGCCGCCTTCGTTATGTAGTACCCATCGCCAATCGCTGACTTCGAAATCTTCCCGGCGATGATGTATGTCGATCCCTGCTTGATCATGAGCACGTCATCATTGACGGTGGGCTTGTATCCGGCGATGTATGGATAGAGCTTGCCGGATGGATTGCTGTCGCCGTAGAATTTGACAGATGCGCGGCCGTCGCTGTTCACGCTGGTCACGGTGGCAAGGTTGAATACTACTTCAGCGCTCGACTTCGTGCCTTTTGCAAGGTCTACTGCGTTGTTATACATTAAACGCTCACCGCCTTCCTGCATGAGTGGCTCATAGTGCCGCCGTTTCGCATTTCTATATTCCATGCCGTCTCGACATATTTTCCGGCGACGTCAAGGTCCTTGTTTATGACATAGATGCAGTCGTTTGATTCATGGTTCGGCATGACTGCGGAGCGGAAGATCACCTTCTGGTATATCTTCTTCTCGGTCGCCACTCTGACCGTGTATGCATCAAGTGTCGCCTGGTCCGCGATGTCACTGACTGAAGCTATGTCCACGATCGTGCGGCCCCTGCTCACGGTCGAAAGTTTTGAATACGGATCTGTGTTCGTATACTCCGAGATCAGGACGCCTCGGTCTGCCGTCTCCAAGTATCTCACGATCTTGTTTGGCGCATTGAAGACGTCCAGCTCCTCTTCTGCGTTCGGCAGCGTGATCGACTTGCTGTCGGTAACATAGGAGCAGTTCACATCTCTCGTGATCGGATCAAGGTATGGAGCCGCGATCAGCTTGCCGGAAGCGTCCGCATATATGTTATTGTAGTTGATTGCCTGAAGAAGCGCATTGACCGCTTCGAGCTTGCTTGTGCCCATATTAAATTCGAGCGCGGCAGCAGTCTCTTTTGCTGAAGGAGTGATCCTTGCATCCGTGATCCCCGCCGATGTTATGATGTCCGCGATCGCTGACATATATGTCGTGTTTGCCGCGATCAGATATCTGCTCGTGAACTTATCATCTGCAAGTATCTGGCATTTATCATAGCAGTCGATCTCGCGTCCTATCGTTCCGCTGGACGCCCTCCGGGATGGTGAACTCATCAAAAAGACGCCCAGTGGGAAGCGCGCCACTCCGTTCGGTGTTTCAACGCACATCGAAGGTCTCACTCGCTCCGACAAGAAGTCGATGTCTCTCTCTTCCACGATGTTCAGGGAAGCGACGCGCTGGATCGCGACCTCGGAATTGTAGTCGATGCTTCCCGTCGCTGTGATCTTGCCCAGCGGCATCTCGTCCTTGTCGAGCAGATCAAACTCATACCAGACGGTGCGGTCTTTTTTGAGGATCTCGCGCATCTCTGCGTCCGAGTATCCGTTTGCTTCGAGACTATACATTCACGATCACCTCATCTTCCGCCGTCCTGATCATGGTTGTGTTTGCAATGTATCCGTCGTGCATATATTCTGTGTAGCTGACTCTGGTGATCGCCGCCTTGAATGCGTTGCCCCGGCTGTCGCGATAATAAATGCTATTTGCCTTGGCCATGCGATCCAGTTTCTCCTTGTCCTCAAGCGGAACGAAGAAGCGCTTTGTGATCGTCACGGATGTAAACTCGCCGCGTTCGGTCATCGGGAACTCCCTGCCGGAGAAGTTCATGATCGCGATCTCCCTCGATATCTCTTCGCTATGAGGAAGGAATTCCTCTTCGGAAAGATCAAGGTGCAGCGATTCATCACCGGCCTTGATGTATGCGCCGGAATAGTGAACCGTGATCCGCTTCAGGATGCTGTCGGTGTAGCCGTTGACGTATGTGCGGACGGCATATGCGTATTCCTTATCCGGGCAGATTGTGTCGTCGACATATGTGCCTGTCTGAAGCTGCCCTTCGAGAATCTTCATGTTGCCCTTGTCATCGTATCTGATCAGCGCCGCATCTGTGTCTGCCGGGATCGTGAATTCGAGTTTTGCGTGCTCGTTTTCAGGGATGCCGATCATTGTCGCCGCCGTCGGTCCTGCTGCCGTGATCGCAAATGCGATCTGAGCCCAGTCGCTCCAGAGATCGGATGCGTTCTTGATCCTTACTGCGAATGTATAGTTGCCATTCAGGAACATATTCGGCTTGAAGAACGATTCCGATGTTGCCATTGTTTCGTGAATGAGCTCCTTCTGGTTTGAATCGAGGAGCTTTACTTCACACGCAAATTGTTCTGCTGCCGTCCATGAGATCGTCGTGATCGTCTTGTTCGGTGGCGTTGATATGATCGGAGCCGCAGGCTTGCCAATCACGTTGAAGGATACGACATCCGAGTACCCGGAAGTCTCTGCAATATCATTTGTCGCTTTCATGCGCCACTGATATGTTCCGGGCCCGAATGCCGAGTTGACAGTGTAGGAGTGGTCTGTTGTCGTTAGATTTAAAACTGTATAACTGCCATCGGTGCTCTTTTTGTATTCGAGCTGGACGGCTGCCTGAACTGCTTCGGTCTCGGCATTAAACTGCCAAGAGAACAGCATGCTCTGAGCTTCTAACAGTGTGACGTCCTTCGGATAGAGCGGAGTCGGTGCGAGCTGTGTGACGGTCTCATACTCGACGGACAAAGACACGGAGCTCTTTGTGACCGCCGTGCCGCCGATAGTTGATCCGCTTGACGAGTAGGGGAACTTGTTCGCCACAATAGCCACATTGAAGACATCATTGACGATGTTTGAATTAAACATTGATGTGATGTCAAAATTGAGCGTCATGGAGCCGCTTCCACCTGAAGTAGATGTTACCCATTCACCCAGAACACCCTGTGTCTCATAGTTGCTGAAGTTAATGCCAGAGAGCGCCGCATCTGATTTATACGGAGCAACGGCAAACTGCCTGCTGCCCCAGTTTGATGCGGTGATCGTTGCCTGAAGCATTACCTTGTTGATTTTTTTATATTTTAGAGCGCTCGACTTCGTGAACCGCACGATGGCGCAGGGGATTTCCACGCTGTTCTGTGAGGCATATTGCGCGAGTTGCTCGTGAGTATATTGTGCGAAGCTGTATGATGTTCTCAGACTTGTGGCGCTGCTATTGTCCGCAGTAGGATTCGACGGTGACAGATACGTTGCGCCGGTGACGCTGAGTGTAGTTGTTGACATTTACATTCTCCTCTCTGCCTGCTGAAGATTCTTGCACATCTGGACGACGCGCTGGAAGTCGGTCACGTTCTTGGCGTCAATGGTGACATTAAAGTAGTTTGTCTCCATGTGGCTCGCCGCCTGCTTCTCGGTCTCGATCTTCGTGCCCCTCGGAAGAGTGACAAGCTCAGGACCTGCTTCACCGACCCAGGTCTGACCGCCTGCAAACTCCGCCACGCCGCTGGCGTTGTTGTAGCTCTTTTTGATGTTTTCCTGCGCTCCGGTGACTGAGTTTGTGAGGCTTGTGGTCGACTGGCCTATCGCCGCCATGCTCTTGTTGAGTTCCTCAGATTTGCCCGTCAAGACAGTGATGACGGTTGCCAGAGCAATGAGCGCCACTACAATGCCGATGATGATCGCGGTCGTCTTCATGGTCGATGTATCGAAGCCCTTGAAGAAGTTCGTGATCGCCTTTCCGGTATCGGTGAGGCTCTTGATCGCCTTGACCGCAAGCACGATCGTTGTTATGACTCCGCCGAGCACGACCAAGGTCTTGAGAACAGGAACCGGGATCTTGCTGATTGCATCGAATAATGATGTCAATATCGGCAGCAAGGTCAGCGCAAGGCTGTTCTTCAAGCCTTCGGTCGTTGCCTTGAATCTGTCCATCGAGTCCTGAAGCTCTCCGAGCGCTTCCAGATCATCGCCGGACATAACCACGCCGAGGTTCTCGGCTTCGATGCCGAGCTCCTTGAGCTGCTTTGAACCTGCTTCGATCAGCGGATTGAGTTCCTTGGCTGACTTGCCGAAGACTTTCATTGCCAGAGCATCACGCTCGGTCTCGTTCTTGATCCTGCCGAGTGCGTCGATCGTCTCATAGAAGACGTCATTCGAATCACGGAGCTGTCCGTGTGCGTCGGTCACTCTGATGTGGAGCTGCTTGAATGCCTCGGCAGATTCCTTCGAGCCGTCCCTTGCCTTTGACATTGTGCTCGTGAGCTTTGTCATGGCTCCGGTCATAGTGTTGAGTTCTACATCGACGAAGTTGGCCGCATACTGGAGCTTCTGAAGCTCGTCGGTCTCAATGCCGGTTGTCTTCGATAATGTCATGAGCTCGTCGGCTGTCTCTGCTGCCGACATGGTGCACGATACGAGTGCGCCGACCATAGCGCCGATCCCGAGAACCGCATTGCCGACCGCCGCGCTCACTCCGTCGAACTTGCTCGCCAGCTTCTCGACTGCCGGTGATACGTTTATGCCGAGTGTATTTGCGAGGCCCCGGATCTCATCGCCGAATGACTTCGTGTCCTTGTCTGCTGCCTTGATGTTGTCGTCCGCATCTTTTAGCTGACCGTTCAGCTTTTCGAGCGTTGTGCGCTCCTGAAGGAGTTTTTTATCGAGTGCGTCGATCTCCTTCTGCGATGCGTTCTGTGAACTCATGGCGGCATCGTATGCCCTTTTCGCTTCCTCGACCTTCTGGTTCTGAAGCGCGATCTTCTGCGTCAAGTATTCCTGCTTCAGACCGAGCTTGTCGGTCTCCGTGCCGTAGTTCTTCGCCTGCTCCTGAGCCAGCTTGAATTCTGCATCGAGAAGCCCCATCTTGCGATTGACTTCGGTGATGCCTCCGGTGAACTGGGTATAATCAAGTCCCAGATGTATTGTCCTTTTATTTGATGCCATTTCAGACCAGACCTCCCAGTATTTGCTTTATGCTTCGCGCAGATTGCTGAACAGGCGACCGCATATCAGGCATCGCACGTCCTTGGAGTGCTTCCGCCTTCGCCTGTTGTTCTTTTCCCCATTGCTCTATCAAGTAGATCACTCTGCCGATCGGGGACCTGAAGAAGTTCTCCTCATCCATTCCCATTTTCACGACATATATGTAATAGAGCTGGTCGAAGTCTATTTCAACATCTGCGCGATCAGTTTTTTTGCGTATTCGCTGTCGAGCTCCGTATTGCTCCCGGCGCTCTCGCCGAATGTATTTAATATCTCTTTAACGCTTGCGATGTCCATGCAGCAGATCATCTTCCGTGCATCTTCAAGCGTGAAGTTGTCGTTGTTATTTTTGCCTGCGGCATATAATACCGTCGCCGCCTGCTCACTGATCGGCATCTTGAACAGAGCCTTGATGCCGCCCTTGATCTCTTGGAGCTCCGCCAGACATTGAACATCGAAGCGGAGGAGAATTGCATCTCCTCCGTCGATGCTGATCTCAATTTCCGGCGCAGATTTACATACCATTTTCTTTGCCATGTGCATTCTCTCCCTCATTCTCTTGTTTTATCAGGTTACATCAGGCGCCGACTTGAACGCTGTCTGAACACTGGTTCCGAAGTCGCTGTTGTCGGTGTCGGCATACTTAACAACGCACTTGTCGAGTTCCCTGCGAACGAAGTCGATCGTGAGCTCGTCGGTGGTGTAGTTGATGCTTGTTTCTGACTGATTGCCTGTGATGTTGACCGGCTGAGCCTTGCCGACAAGAAGCCAGCATGCCTCATAGCCGCCGTTGTCCAGCTCGATCTCGAAGTATACTGCGATCTCGATCGGTGTGTCGGTGGTCTTGATGTCAACGATGCCCTTGCTTGACTCGACTGTGTGGCCGAGCATGGCAGCTCTTGCCGCCTGCGGCAGTTTGTCAATGCCGAGACGAAGCTGAGCGCCTGTGAGCTTTGCCCTCTTCGATACGATCTCGCCGTCGCCGTAGAGCTCGCCGGTGGCGATTGTGAATGCAACATCGACCGTGCGGATGGCCGGAAGGTCTACCGCAGTGCCGAGAGTATACGTCGAATCAGTGTTTACGCTGACCGGTGCGTACTTGCAATTCTTGACATTCATCTTGTAATGCTGTGCCATGACTTATGTCTCCTCTCATGTTGATCTGGGTATAAAATTAAAACTGATAACCGACCGGAACTTCTTTGCGGTCGTGTCGTATTCTGTGGAGCACTCAGGCACGGACAAACCGTCCTGCGCGTCCAGCGTTGCCAGTAAAAGCGCCGTGTCTGTGTCGCGATCACTCTTGCTGATATACCATAGATTGATTATTGCTTCAGTCTCCCGGATCTTCGCCTTGCCGTCTCCGTCAAGTGCCGCCGGATGACCCACGATCTCAAGTGTGGCAGCAGGATATATAATCGAGCTTTGCCCTTCGTAGACCGGGATATTCAATGTAGTCTCGATCAGTGTCTTCAGACTTGACTCGGTCATTTTGTCACCTTCCTCTCAAGATCGTTGATAAGCTGTTCAATACGCGGCGTTGCCGCCTGCATTGCCTTTGATGTAAAATGAAGCGCCGGTGTGTGCACCGAGCCGTCAGGGTTCCGTGTGCCGTCGTCAAGCAGATGCCACTTGAAGGCGGTCTCCTTGCCGCCGTGCACCGTCACGCCGGTGATGCCGGTCTTGGCTTTTTTGCCGTTTACCGTCACCTTGATGTCTTCTCGCATATGCTTGTGCGCTCCGCTCTCGCCTGACTTCGGGAGGACGTTTTGTACCTCCTTCTTGATCTCTTTTCCGATCTTCGTCATCAGATCCTGCTGCTCTGACTCCATAATGTTCTCCATCCGGAGCAGTTCGGTCACGATCTCGTCGAGCGGCCGCTCAAATTCAAGATCTACTTTCATAGGCTCACCGTCACTTCAATAGTTCCGTCAGGCTTTTCGTATGTGCGGACGATATTGTACTTTGCTCCGCCATAGATCAGCTCCGTCGGTATGTGTCTTACGCTGTCCTCGACATAGCATGCCTGATCATACTCATCGACATCCATTTCAAAGACATATGTCGGGTTCATGCCCACCTGAATCGCCGCATAAAATTCCCGATATCCGACTGACTTCTTTCCGCAGAAGACCGGAGTCTCTGTCGGCACAAGAGTGGACCCTGATGCTGAATAGGTGAGCAGAATTGCCTCATCATTATGGATCATTCGGATCACCTCCGTCGGGTTCGGGCTCAGGCTCGGGTTCCGGTTCAGGATCGGGATCAGGATCAGGTTCCGGATCTGGATCTGGATCTGGATCGGGCTCCGGCCAGATATGCTTGCGCAGGTTGTCGAGCTGGAAGAGGAACGACTTCTCGGCTGCATCTCTGATCTTCTCGTCGGTGGCGATGTGCATGAGCACGCCCTGAACGGTGCATTCGGTCGTGAGCGTGTTATTCTCTGACGATGCGATCGCCGCAGGAACTCCTGCACGCTCCATCTCTGATCGGGTCCATGCAATGAGTCTTGTAATCTCAGAATCAAGGCTGTTGTGCTTGATCCTCGCCGCAAGCTTTACTGTGTCAAGTATAGCCATGTCATCCTCCATATATCTCCGAGCGGTCATATAATGGCCGCCCGGAAGTGTTTATCATTCTGCTGTTACTGTAACCGTGTAGGTTGTTGAACCGTCATCGCCGGTGACCTTAACAGTGACAGTGTTTGTGCCTTCTGCCCATGTTACTGTTGAGCCGTTTTCGAACTCGGTATCACCAAGCTTGCATACAACAGTTGCCGCCGCCGATGTCGGTGTGGCTGTAACCTTGTTGGTCGCATTCGTGGTTGTAACCGCATAGGTGGTTGTGCCAGATGCGAACTCAGGTGTCAATGTAAGCGACCCGATCGTCAGCCCCGAAAGGGTCTTACTTATGGGGTTACATCGAGCTTTGCGAATGCCTTGGGAGCGAGCAGTGAGCACTGGAAGCGAGCATATCCGGAGAATACATTCACATGCTTCTCGATATCCTTAGCGTTTTCAACCATGATATCCTGAACCATGTTTCCAACTACCTGCTTAGGATCGCCGATCCAGATGAGATCATCTGCAATAGCATCCTCTACCTTTACGGGGAAGCCAGCAAGATATCCGCGGACAGCCTCGTTAGCATCGTGCTGGAACAGAGGGCGTCCGGTTGTGTCAACCATGCCGACGATGTACTTGTAGATTGTTGCCTGTGAAGCGTATACTGCTAAGCCGTTTACGTTCTTCAGGACTGCAAGGGCGCCTGCAATATCGGTCCATACGACCTTGCCAGAAGTGGCAACATCAAGATCGTTTCCGGTGCTGTAGTAGTCTGTGCCGATCTGAGTGATAACATCAGAGGCAAGGGCAGCGCCAAGTCTGTCAGCGATCTCGTTAGCAATGAACTGCTCGAAACCGTCGATGCTCATGATGCCGAGAGCATAAGAGATTTTAACAACCTTTGCAAAATCCTTACCGGCAAGAGTAACCTTTGCGAAGGTGTTGTTCTCATCATTTGAAGGAGCGGTTGCTTCTGCTACGGTGCCAGCATCACCTGCTGCGATAGCGGTACGCTTTGCAACTTCGAGAATGGTTCCGGTTCTGTAGATAGTGATATCGCCGAGAATGCTGTGCTTCTCCTCGATCAGATCCCAGATCCTGTTAAGGAGTGTGGTGGGAATGGTATAACCTGCGGTCTGTCCGGAGGTTGTGCCTGTGGTGTGTGTGAATGCGGTTCTTTCCTCATCGGTCATAGGAAGGCCGAGCATGTACTTGCTCCAGGCAGTACGATATTCTTTGCTGTTAAGATCAAACATGTCTTTTTCTCCTCTCTCTTCGGGTTTGATAATGGTTTCAGGCTTCGCAGTTCCGGCTTCAAGAGCGGCGGCTGCTGCCTTGCGAGTCTCAATCTCTTCGAGCTCGACTTTTCTTGCTTCAAGGTCTGCAATCTCCGTGTTGAAGCTCTCGGGGTTCTCTACCGAACCCGCATCAAGCATTGAGCGGATCTCTTCGAGCCTTGCTTTGATCTCTTCTAAGGTCATTTCGAGTCCTTTCCGAGAATCTTGTCGATTCTCTCAATCATCTCTTTGGCGGTCTTTGCTCTCTCAGCCTTCAGAAGTCTCTCCGCTTCAAGCCTTGCGATCTCTCCGTCGCGCAGGCTCCGGGCTGATATTTCCGTACCGTCATTTGCCGGAAGTGATACGGCAGACACATCATAGAGCTTCGCGATGCTCTTGATCGTACGGGTATAAATAACCTTGCCGTCTTCTTCCCTTTCCTCTATGTCATCAGCTCCCACGCGGAAGCCGAAAGACATCTTGTTTGTGTAGCCGCCCTTGATCTCTCCGTAGAGTGCGCGGCCGATCTCTGTGCCTCCAAGGTACGCATTGACCTGAAGGCCATGCTCATCGGATGTGAGCTTCAAGGTGTCATTCGATGTCCGGGCATATACGCGGCCCTCGTGATCGTACTGGAAGATCACATCCGCCATGTCCGTGTTGTCGAATGCGTGCGGGTCTACCTGCTCATCAAGTCTTACATCGCCCTGATCCCAGAGTGTGTATTTTTCGTTGAATGTAGTGGCATAGCCTCTCACGTTGAAGTTCTCCGCTTCGTCATAGGTCGCTTCCACCGGCTTGAGCTCCATGCGCCGATATTCGCGTCCGTCCTTAATCTTCTGCAAGATATCCATCTGTTGTATCCTCCTCTTTTGAAGTTGTGTCGTCTACTTTCGCCATATCAAGTCGCATCACAAACTCGTCTCCGCCTTCTCTCGGCGCAAGGTTGAAGGCCAAGCGCACCTCGTTCGGACTCATAATGCCCCGGTCAACAAGCTGCACGAGCGAGAGCTTTGTCTTATTTGACGCGTACTGTATGCGGTTCGATTCGTAAATAATAAAAGCGCCCAGCTCCCGCTCGCGCTTTGTAAATACTTTTCTGGTCAGTTCTTCCGATAAAGCGATCAAGAATGGCTCGATGCGTGCTTCATAGAAGGCGTTCATCGTGTCTTCGTCAAAGTCGCTCATCATGATCTTGTCGTTGACTCCCCAGTATCTGTACGCGTCCTCGCGCATCTGCTTTGTCGTCTGAGGATCTGCGACTGTCGGGTTCATCGTGATCGGAGTAAAATCCTGCGTCGCATCAAGTGAAGCGATGCCGCCGGAGTTCTCAAGATTCAGGTAGTCGGTCACGAACTCGTCCTTCTGTCGCTTGATGTCTTCCTTGCTGAGCATTGCCTTTGTGCTCTTTAATATGCCGCGCAGATTTGCGGTCGCCTTGACAGCATTTGCAATGCCCTCGTCGGTGATATGCACAATTTCAAGCTTGCCGAGGATAGCTCCGTTGTCGTCTCCCCAGATATCGCTTGTAAAGTAGTCCTTGCGGAGCACTGCGAGATCTTCCCAAGGGAATACATACGAGCTTGCGTTCGCATTGTTAAATGTAAACTTGATATACAATCCCCCGAGATATTCAAGGGCCTCGAAGCTCGCATACGGCACAGGATAGTAGTCCTTCACTTTGCCCGAATCATCCCGGGAGATGTATATGAACGCTGTGTTCTTGATCTCGAGCCACAGTCTGATCTTTGAGAGGAAGTCCTTGCCGTTCATATACATGTTCGGGCTTGAATTCAGCAGTTTTGCGATCTCCGGTCGGCTCGATACCGCGTTCGCCTTGCTCGTGTGCTCGGATATCGGTCTCACGCATGACCTAACAAGGTCAGAATTCCACATGTTCTGTCCGAGCGGAGAGAATATCGCCGTATATGCGCCCAGCTCTCTCCATCGTGTCTGCTTCGCTGACTTTAACGGTTTGAAAATGTCCCAAAAGCTCATCGTTGTGCTCCTTTACCTTAGATATCTGGTATAGTCGTCATAATGTTTCACATATCCCACCCACGCATTCAGCAGGCTGACCATGCCGTCAATGCGTCGGTTGGCTTGTATCTTCACCGGCTGGATCATCTCGATCGAGTCCGATTTTGTTCTCTTGGCAGCAGTATTGAGCAGGCACCATCTCAGGATCGGATTGTTGTTGTAGATCACTCGATGCTCGGCGAAGGCCGCCTGCATCTCCCTCATCGGCTGATTCCATGTGAACGGCCCCTGAGCACATTTCTCCAGATCGAAGCCGTATCCCTCCATCTCCGGTGTCCAGTAGCCGGAGAGAGCGCGGTCGTATGATACCCAGAGCGGCCGGATGTCGTATGTCTGAACCATATCGACGAACCATGCCGTGACATCGGAGTAGTTGACCTGAGCGCCTTGGCATATCTTCAGCCAGCCCTGATCCGCCCACAATTTGTACGGAGCCTCTTTGCTCGCGGTCTTCTCCACGAGGTCGATCTTCGACTGAGGGACAAAGTATTTCTGCACGACATAGACGTTATTGTCTCCGGGCTTCTGCACAAGCAGTGTGGCACATGTTAAGTCACCGACCGCTGACAGATCGCATCCGCCCACCGCATACGAGTGCGAGATGTATTCGAGATCATATGTCTGTTCATTGACTGCCTCTTCATATGTGAGCCAGCTTGCGAATTCTGACTCCGGCAGGTTGAAGTCCTTCGTGAGCAGTGTCGGCAGGAATGACGGATCGCGCTTCGCCTTTTCGACGTTCTGCTCGAGTGTCTCGTATTTCTTGATCTTGCCAAGCCCCGGGTTCGCCTCCGGCCAGTGCTTCGGATCTGTCCATGTCGCTCGGTCGTTCAGCTCGTAGATCAGCGGCAGGACGGTATAATCTTCGAATCCCGGTTCCCATGTGGCCACGCTTGACCAGTATGCATACTTGTCATCGAAGAAGCCCTCACGGATAAAGCCGTTTGTTGTGATGATCCACGCGAGCGGCTGATCGCGCATCGACTGTCCCTGAATCATGACATCGTAAAGCGCCGAGGTCTTCATGGCATGGCACTCGTCGAGACTAAAAAAGGACGGGTTCAGTCCGTCCATTGTGGATGTGTCGCTGGCAAGGCATTTTATAAAGCCCATGTTGCCCTGACAATATATATCACTCTGTCTCTTCTTGGTGATCGCCTTGATCTCCGGAGACTGAAGGCGCATGTTTACGCACTCGGAGTAGATCAGGTTCGCCTGGTCTTTTTTGTTCGCGGTGCAGTAGACTTCGGGACCGTTCTCCCGATCGTTCAGGAAGACATCCCACTCGACTGCTGCCGTCTCCGTACTCTTGCCGCACTTGCGGCCTCGTATGTCAACGATCTCACGGAAGCGCCGGAGCTTTGTGCCCTTATAGCGCCACCCGAATGCGAGCTGAATCTTCGCCTTCTGGAAGAGCTCCAGCTTGATCGGTTGTCTTGCGAAGCGGCCCTTGCTATGCTTGCAGAACCGCTCAATGAATTCTATATGCCGAAGGCCTTCCTTTTCGTCGAAGTAGAACGGAAAGCTCGCAGGAGGCTTCTTCATCCATGCCACTTCTCGCTCATAGACCGCCCGGACCTTGTTTGATACGATTTCTTTTCCGGCCTTGATTGCCTTGAGGTATTCCTTCGGATAATTCGGCAGCTTGTCAGTCTTCGCCACGGAGGAACGACATGATCTCGGAGCCTGCGTTCGAGTCATTGTCTCTCAATGTGGTGATGATCTTCACCAGAGTGGTCACGGTCTGATTTGCCGCCGTCGCTGTCTTGTTGTACTCGCCGATCGCCGGATGCGTGTATACATTCTCGCGCCCTTTGACGTATTCCTTCGTCACGAGTGCGCCGTCCGACTTGATCGTCTTTTCCAGATCGTTAAGGATGTTGATCTGTACCTGATACCGCTTGAACGTAGTCAAGAAGAAGAAGTTCTGCTCGACTCCGTGCTCCTCAGCGATGCGCAGGATCTCTTCTGCCTGCTCCTTAAGTGTCAATTTTTTATCTGCCATTATCCTAACCCTCGTATTATCTCCATTTCTCTGTCCGATAGTTTCCATTCTATGGCTGCGGCTTTCTCGGCTGCGGCTTTCTCGGCTGCGGCTTTCTCGGAAATGAGAAAGCCGCCTCCAAAGATCCCCTTACCTGCTTCTTTTTGAGCATCCAGCATTCCTATTTTTTCGGAAGCGTCTTTCTGGCTTATCACTAACTTCTGACCGTATTTAGATAAATATGAGAGCTTTGCGGCAGTGACCACATATTTCGGGTATTCGTAAACCGGATAACTATTGCCTGCTGTGTTTTCTTTGTTTATCTTATCAATTATTTGATAAAGATCCGGAGCTGTCCGCGCTGCATTGTCTTCCAAATTTGTCACAAAACTGGTGGAGACGACCGCGCCGTTTTCGTATGTCACTCCAACGCCAACACATATGGCGCAGCATTTTCTCCCTGATGGAAAGTTTGAAACATGTGGAGCGAAAAGAAAAAACTTCACGCCCTTTTTCACATAAAAGGTCTCAATTTCCGATAGTATTGAAAAAGGCGGATTGTCTACAACAATTCGCCCTTGATAATTCTCTTGTTCATAATCTCCGCCCGGATAAAAAGGACGGATAAATTGCTTCTTGTTCAGCTTATACTCTTTTGCCACCCAATCAGCGACCGCCTCGTAAATGTTATCGGGAGTATAACAGTCATCGGTGGTCTTCGGTGCTTCAAATTTGTCAAGAAATTCGTTGTATTCGTCGTTGCCTTCTTCTCTGGCTTCGCCTTCTTTGTCTTCCCTTTTAAACCATTCATTATCATCAGGAAACTCGAAGCCCGTGAGGTCAATGTCGAAGTCCATGTTTGCCAGATCAGTGAGCTCTTGATTGACAAGTGTCATGTCCCATCCGGCATCCTCTGCCAGCTTATTGTCTGCCAGTATGTACGCTCGGATCTGCGCGTCGGTCAATCCCTCGACTCTCACGCAGGGCACCGTCTTCAATCCGATTTTTTTCGCCGCCAGCACTCTGCCGTGACCGGCGATGATCATGTTCTTGTCGTCAATCAGCACCGGATTGACGAAGCCGAACTCCTCGAGGCTCTTCGCTATCTTGTTGATCTGAGCTTCGGAGTGAGTTCGCGCATTGTTCGGGTACGGAGCCAACGCTGTAAGGGCTATCTGGCTGTACTTTTCTTTTGTCATGCGTACTTCCTCCAAGTATTCGATTGTATGGCCTATGTCGGCCCATTTCCAAAAACCTAAGCGCGTGCCGGTCAGTTCTTTTGATGGCCGGGTCAACGGTCCTCGGCCCCCCTCCGTCAATCTTTGATCGGGGGGGGTCATCAGTCCGGGACGAGCTGGCCGAGCTCATCGAAGTGATACCCTTCACGGCAGTCTCCCTCACTCAGCCCATGCTTTTTTCTTTTGCCGGCTTCCTTGTCCTTCACATGCTGTTCGAAGTGACAGCCCTTGCACAATGAGATCAGGTTCTCCGGGTTCAAGGTGACCTTGGTATCCCAGATGTTGTCCGGCGATAAGTGAATGATGTGATGCACTTCTTGCGCCGGCAGTCCGCATCGCTGGCAGATGTATCTGTCGCGCATGAGGACGTAGGTCCTGACCTGCTCCCACTCCTTGGAGTGATAGAATGCTTTGCTGAAGTCTCTTGCCATAGTGATCTCCCAGCCTTGAACGGAGCAGATGCATGTCCGCTCCGCATCAGGCCTTGTGAGGGAATGAGAATAATGCAGTGGTGAATACAAAAAGAGACATCCATCGGACGTCTCCTCAAGTTATTCCACAATATCATATTATCATGTTATGAACGAACAGAGCGAACAGAGCGAAAATATTTTTTTATTCGATGCACGCCCTTGCGAATACCATCCGGCATCCGTCCGCCGTCGCGTCTCCTCCGATCGCCTCGGCCACCTTGAGCCAGCTCTTCCCGTCTATGAATCGCAGGATCACGATCTGTCTGAGCAGTGAGTCCTCGATGGAAGATACGAAGCGCCACACCTCATCCTTCGCGGCTGCTGCCTGCTCCTCCAAGTATCTGATGTGTGCGATCGTGTCACTCAGCGCTATCGCCTGCAGCTCTGTCGGTCTTCCGATCTTGGTGCCGCGCGGTTGTCCGTCGCATTGGATTGCCGACACGCCAAGCTGCGCCTCAAGATCTGCTAAGTGCCGCCGCAGGATTCTCAGTTCCTCATCATAGTGCCGCATTTGTTGGAGTTGCTTCTTTGTCATAGTTTCGCTCCTTATTCCTTGAACTTCGCGCCCGCCAGCTCATATGCCGCTTTCACTTCCGCCATAAGCTCAGCGCGAGTCTGCCCCGGTTTGTATCCGACAAAGCACGACGGCGGCAGGATCATCTCTGTGTATGTGCACCGCCACAAGTGCAAGCAGTTTGGCATGTTGTTCACATAATCAGCCTTTGACGGATGCACCTGGATCGCCACTTCATCCTCGTCCCATATCAAACCTTTAAGGAAGCACATGTCGTCCCATGTCGGCGTATAGGATTTCCGGAATGGTGCCACGCTTGCATGCTCCCATCCGCCGCCCCACGATACGATCAGCGACCCTTGCCAGTGTGGAAACTGTATGATTCCCCTGAATCCGTCTTCGTTAAGTCCATCTATTGCGATTCTTCCGCTCGCTTTTATCTCATCAAGTGTTTTCATTTATTCTCTCCTTGCGCTTTTCGATCATCTTCAAGCCATCGTCTATCATTCTGTCAACGATGGACTTCATTTCGTCCAGCACTACGTTGACAGGCTTATCTTCGGGTTCTTCTTCAAAGACACAATTCCATTTGCCGCACCCGTTTTCGCCGTGAAACTTGCATACCGTACACGGTCTGTCAGTAAGACAGGCTAATATTTCTTCCCTCGTCATTCCTTTTTCCTCGCTTTCCTCAAACATTCTGCTGAAATCAACTTCGGTTTCCTTGTCATCCACGAAGCACTCACACACCTCATCATCAACCGCCCGCCCCGCACCTCTTTGGCAAGCGTCCGTTCCATCAAGTATGCAATCGGTACAGTTCTTCATTTGCTCACCCCTTCCATCTTCGCGCCACAGTTCGGGCAATATTTATATATATCTCTATATTCTTCAGGGTCAACACAACCGCTTCCGTCAATAACAAGACCGCAATTATCGCATTCCCACGTATCATACGGTTCATCGCCTATTTCCACCCAATGCCCCGTCTTCGGTTTCGGGGTGACGGGCGGTTCATTTACTATCATTGCAATACAGTTTGTAATTTCATCAACTCTTGATTTGTCGTTCTGGGGTAAATTACTAAACCCACCATAAGCATTAACAAAAAAGTCGTGATGTTCTTGTAACTTCTGTTTTATGGATTTTCTACTGATGGCATCTTCACACGGCTCGGCTTTCAGGGCTTCGATTGCCATACACAAAGCCTCTTTTTCCTGTTCAAAAACTACCATATTCGGCTTTATGGTGTTGTTTTCGCATATAACATCTTTGATATGTCCTATTGCTTCTTCTCTTGTCATTCGCTCTCTCCTTCCTTTTCGGGTGTAGACTTTTTAAGACTCCTGATTTCTGCCTTAAGAGCCTCATTTTCTTGTGCCAAATTGTAATAAGCCTCACTCAGTTCACCTAAACGAATTATTAAGTGACGTACTTGTTCTGCAAATTCAATCATTTCTGTTCTCCTTTATAGTTTGTTTTGTTAGCTGTACGCTCGGCAAGTCCTCGACAATTTCAATCGCATCACCCATCATACACGCCCCACACATTACATTTCTCTGCTTTTTGCTGTACTGACAATTATTCTCACAATAGCTTTCAAAACTCTGCAATGTATCGGCTCTGCTCACCGCATCCTCTGGTTTAACTTTTCTGCTCATTATTCAATTAACCTCCATCCACCTTTATAATCTGGCACAACGCAAGGTGTCACGCCTAGTACTTGTGGATATACCATTGTAGGCAATGTAGGATATACTCTCGGCAGATTATTTATCGCCTCGCATACGCTCTTAAAATTTCCGTTTGATATTAACGTACCCTTTTTGGCAAGTTCAATTACCGCCGTTCTGCTCACGCAATCCTCGCAAGGCTCTCCTTTGAGTGCTTCGATTATATTTTCTGCAATCTCATATGGATATGAGTTATGTATCGCTATAATTGCTTCTTCTCTGGTCATTCCCCGTCACCTTCTTTTATAATTTCATCCAACTCGTACAGACTGTGTGTTTCTATTGCAAGTGACACCGTATCCGTAAGATTAAACGCTTTCCGCAACCATCCTTCTCTTGTTCTGTCTGTCAGATAGCCAAGTATTACAGCCTTGTTTCCCTTTTCAAGAACAATGCAAGGTCTTTTTCTGTCGGGAAAGTGCCTTATTGCAAGTATCATTCCCCGTCACCTTCTTTCGTAGCCTCTAATACTGTCGGGGCATTCCTCAATGTTTCAACGCAGAGCCTTACCGCATTGTGCCAACCCTTGTCATATGCTCTCACCGGGAATACATCAACAAACTCGACCTTGCCGATGTCTATCAGCCTTCCGTGTTCAGGAAGTGGAGTGCCATTTGCGACCGCACTGTAGATCACAGATTCTAAAGTTTTACCGCTTCGTTGTCCTTTGATGATTATGTTGGATTGTTTAAGAGCCTCGTAATATACTTCGGGAATATCAATCACTATCTGCATTTTGTTCTCCTTTCAACTAATCCCTGCATAATACCTCGCTCGGTTTCAAGTTTTCTATGAGTTTCTTTTTTCCACACGATTTGCATACAATCATGCCTCGGCAATAACTACCCGATTTTAAAGAACTGTCATGCCGCCAGTACCAATGCGCACAAAATATCCGGTCTATCACTTTCCTTATTTTAGCTTTCATTTTTCTCGCCCTCCTTGTCCAACTCTTCTGCAGTTTAGTTGTAGTTGTACTTGGGATCTGTGAAGACCTCCGGCAGCTCGATCTCGAGTCCTGTCTCTTCCTTCAGCGTGTCCCTGAGCTCTTGCCAGTCGACATACTTCCCAAGCAGCGCCTCCGTCTTCGAGTTGAATCTCTTAATGAATCTGTCAATCCTCTGCGGTCCGAAGTCGAACTCATCCCGGAGCGTGACTGCTGCCATGAGCATGACCGTCACGACCGTATTTGCCTTTTCCTCCTCGCAGAACTTGTCGATGTCCGTCTGCTTCAGCCCCAGAGGAATGCCTCTGATCCCTCTGCTCTCGAGTTCTGCCTTGGCCGCATCAAGGCCCCGTTCTTCCACAAGCCTGAGCGCCCATTCAGCGCCGCTATATCTGGCGGTCTCTTCCTTGCTTAGTTTTGCCATTGTTTCTCCTTTCTTCCCAAAACTCGCAGCTCTCCTCGAATTCTGTCCAATCTCCGCAATTCTCGCTGTGATTGTTTACGCATACCCAGTCGGACGGGAATACATCATCCGGCAGGTGATAGCGGCAGGTGCCGCAGATCTCTCGGTCATCTTTCAATTTTCCCGTCCTCCTTCACGATAAAATAGACATCATTGATCTCTTTCTGGACCCTCACGCACTTGCCCTTGACATATAACGGACATGTGTCCTTGTGGCACTCCGCGAAGGTCTCTTCTCCCTGGATGAGTCCCTCGTGTTCGTATGCAGTTGTCATTTTTCTGTATGGACATCTGAGCATGTCGTTTCCTCCCATTTCATTGCAGCTCCGTTGACCGCTTGTACAAGTGTCTCCATAATATTGATTGCCGCCATATCTGAATCCTGGGTTTCAAGATACTCACGAAACTGTTTATATGCGTTATTGAAGCCTTCCATGTATGCCTTTGTTTCTCCCGGTGTCCGCTGCTTGAGCTCTATCATCCGTTCTCATCCTCCTTCAGTCTTTCATAGTATTCAAACAAGGTCATCTGTGTTTCTGGCGGATTTTCCCATTCAATCCCGATATAATCTAAGACCTTGCCCCATCCGAATTTGTTGCCGTTTTCATCCGTGCAGCAGTTCTTCATGTAGAATTCCCATTCTTTTGGATTGTCTTCCCGCAGGATATCGAATCGGTGCGGTCTTTCCTCAAGGTGAATGCCGAAACCACACATTGAGCACCCGGTTCTCTTGGCTCTGGTTGTGTAATAGTCTCCGTTCTCATGCTGCTTGATCTCGCCGTAGGCCTTCGGAATGATCGAGTCAAGCGGCTCGTATGGAATCACTTTTCCGTCCTGGTCTTTTGAGTATGGCTGCTGGTAGTAAAGGTCCGCGAAGTCATCAACATGCGCCTTGTAGTATTCATCCATCTCAAGCGCAAGCCGCAGGATATCATTTCTCATAAATATCGCGAACGGTGCCGATCTGACGACCGTTGCTCCGTAGTAATTGCATCCATGCTCGACAAGCGCCTCTTCTCTTTGTCCGCCTTCGCTTGCCATGATCCCGAGATACGGATAGCTGTTGTGTTCTTTTGCCCAGTCATCGCAAGGCTTTTCTTTCAGCCAATAGCAGCACTCATTTGAGACTTTGAAGTCAGGCTTTCCGTAGTTGACACCCTCGTTCTCGTTCTCATATCCTCCGAAGAGCTTCAGCCACTTCTGTGGCAGTTTCATGCGGCTGTTCTTCGCGAAGTGTCCAAGCTCACCGCACTCGCCCGTGATGATCGCATGTCTGACTGTCTTGTTGTTCTCGGTCGGGTTCTGAAGCAGGTTGATCTTTCCTGCGATCCTCTTTGAGATCACCGGGAAGCCGCACTCATTTAAGACCTTGACCTTGCTTTTGTAGGAATGGACCATTGTCAGCCCGAGTCCCTTGTGAACCTTCTGATTGCCTTTGTCCTCAATCCCGGAGACTGTGATCGCCGGTACGTTGATCCCGATCGACTTCAGCCACACAAAGAGCGTGATGCTGTCGAGGCCTCCGACCGAGACATGACAGTTCTTTCCTTCCTTCTGGCAATAGTTGAAAAACTCCCATGCGATGTCATTCTGTCTCTTGAGCTTGTCTTCATATGACAGCTCCTGAAGCTTCGTGAATGTCTGCTTCATGGTTCGCTTGGCTGCTCGCCATGCATTTTGCACTTCATCCGGTGCGTCTACCGGTGCGCCGACCAGTTCGTCATCTTCTTCGTCATATAATGTCAGTTGGTGCATGCTCTTTTCCTCTCATTCGGTTTATTCCATTCTTTAGGGTTAAGCGGTGACAGCGTGCAATTTATACCTGCATATTCTCGGCCATGATCGTCAACGCAGATCGTATAATATGGCTCAATTTCTTTCACAGTCAAAACAACCTCGCCTCCGGTAAAGTGCCCAACGACTTTCTGCCCGATATACCGCTTGAATCCGTAACTGTACGGTTTGCCCGTATCCATGATGTCAAATAATGAAAATTGCTCCATTTTATCACTCATAATTAAAGTATTCCCCGTTGATGCACTTCCACACGCCTGAGCCGAATTCCTTGTGCGTTGACTGGTAGATCACACTCAGCGGCATCTCCGGCGTGCCTTCCTTCAGCAATTTCACCGCGAGCTGATAGCATTCGAGCGGAAGTGTCTTTGTAAAAAACTTGTGTGTCGTTGCGTACTGCCCCTTCTGGTAAAGCACGGCCTTGATCGTGTTCGGAAACCATTTATGCTTGACGCGGTTCAGCACCACGGCTCCGGTATAATATGCAGCCAGGTGATCCTTGTCCGTGCTCCAGTTCTCATGAAACATCACCTCAGCGAGAAGCTCGATGTCTTCCGTGTAGGGCTGATGTCCTTCGGCTTCGGCGTATTTTTCAAGCCAGTAGCCCCCGCCGAGCAGATGTGTCTCTCCGGTGATCTCGGCTGCTCTTGCCCGGCAGCTCATGAACTCCATAATGATCATGAAGATCACGAGCACGA